TTCGCAAAGCACTGCCGCCGTCGCGCGTACGTGGCGTTGTGCCCCCTTTGGCTGGTTGGCACGCGTTTCTTGTCGTGTGCTCGGCTTGCCTGCCTCCGGGCCTTCTTACGGTCACACCCCGGCGCAACGTGTACTGGTGGCCTCATTGGCATATTGATCACTCCTTTAGGAGCAATCATACATTATTCAGGTATTTTGCCAAAGAAAACACCGATTGATCCTGTTACTTCTGTGCCGTTTGCGTCGGCCTCGGCCGTCATAATCACATCACTGTTGATTGGAAAGATTAACGGTTGGTCATAGTCTAGCATGACCTTACCGCCCAAACTGTTCACACCGAATTTCTGAATGGTTCGGAATTGCCTCCCTATTTCCCTAATCTTGACCCGGATAACCGCGCCGCCTTGTGTTTTCTTGGCGACTGATGCCCATATTCTTGTGCATATTCCATAGTCATATTGGCTAAATGACGTGCTGCATTTGAGGCTTTGGTTATTCTCTGCATTCATGATGATATTTACAGCACTGTCAGTCTGCGGCACACCGCCAGTAACCGTCGTATCGCCAGACCGATAGATATACAGCGTCGAATTGGCTGGCATAGCTGCTGCGCTGTTGTTGTATACCCGTGTAACCCGTGCCAATGGCGTTGTTAGGGTGACTGGTGTTTCACTGGTGCATGTGGCTGATTGCACCACAAATGTAAGATTGCCGCCAGAGATTGTATGGCCTTCAATCCGCACATCACCTGTGAACGTGTCATCCACAACCAGACTATCAATGGTGTTGTCTGTCTGAAATGTCTCACTGGTGACGGAACCGGGCATTTCCATGATCGTTTCTTCGGACGTCCCGACCGTCGTAACAGACCCGAACTTAATCAACAGCTTAGGCTTGATAAAAACGTCATGCCCATATGAGTTTTTGATTTCTTCGATGGCCTTGTGAACGCCGTAATGCATGATAAACCTCCATGTTTAAGGGATTGTACCCTTTACACATGGGGAAAAACATATGTGCATTTACACACTATTTATGCGCTAAAGCCATCAACCCGCCGATTACAAACGATGCTAGCCCGGCAAACGTGATCGTAATTGCGAAATCAACGTCCCAAGAATGCAAATAGTGCCGTGCGTATAGGTAATAGATACTCCCTATCAGCACGGCACCAATGCCACCCCCGACACATGCCACCATCATGATCGAATAAATCAGACCACCCGAAAACCCGGACTTACTGTTTTTGCTTTTATTTCCCATGTCCCGTCCGTCCTGTTTATCCAGATTGTGGCGTTTTCTTTGTGGTAGAGAAATTCCGTTAGGTCGTTCTCTATCGCATAGCGTAATGCCTCCATGCTCTCAGACAGACACACACCGTAGTTGTGAAATACTGCTTTCATGGAGGCACCTAATCACTCAGGGCGAACACAAGACGGCTTGTACTCGCTGTGGCAAATGCTGCCATCGGTTGACGTGAACCAACCACGGCTTGCAACATTAACCGGCTTGGACTGCTTTGCTTCGGCAGTTTTTACTTCCGGCTGTGCGCAGTAAGCATTGTACTTTGCCGGGCTTGATTTCTTAAGTGCTTCGGCAACGTCTGCTTTCTGACACATCAGAGCGAGCGCGGCTTCTGGTGCGCCAAGCTTCGAAAGGGTGTTCGCGTCATATCGACGGTCACAATCTTCGTCCATCCAAGTAGACCCGATTGAAAGGCCAAAGCCCATACCCTGAGCGCCACCCGACGAACTTCCCATGCACGAACCGTTGCTTGAAGTCAGACCCGGAGCATATGCAGACGAAACAGGAATGTCCGGTGCTTCATCGCCATGGACGGTCACAGCCTGACTGTTTGCCTGTTCATTACCGCCACTGATAGCAACCGCTGCCTGTGCTTGGCCCTGCGCCTGTAGCTGACCTTGCGCCTGCCCCTGCAAATTGGTGTTCTCGTTGGTGTTCTTGTTGCCACCGTTGTTACCACCGCCGAAATCAAACGCCATCGCCGGTGAAGAAAATGCCAGCAACATGCCAGCAATCAAAAGCTTTTTCATGTCTAACTCCTTAGACCAGTTGTCCCGGTATAAGGATCATGCAACTTTTGATAATCGCCAATATGTGTACTTACACACTATTCAAAGGTGGTGTTACCTATACCCTACGGACCATTAACGACCATGCATTTTTTAGCCAAGAAAACAGGTATTCTGCTTCTATTTACATCTTTCAGCGTGACTGTAGTCGTGCCTACTTCACTAACCTCTATCCTGCCACCAAACCCTTCAAACGAATTTGGGTATAGATGACAAACGAAATCACCCGGCTTTATGTCGTTACCGTTGCAATCAGTCGCCATCTGATAGCCTCCACGTCTGACTGTCACCGAATAACCCATCGTTGTTGGGCAAAATGATGCCACGGCTTAACAGGACGCTAAAAGTTGACACGCTCAAATTGAGGCGCTCACAGGTGCCCATCATTGTCCTGTATTTGGTCTCGCCATGTTCGTGATAGCAATAAATAATGCTACCCTTCTGCATGTCTTCGACTATCTCTTGCTGCTTTGTTGACAGTTTCATAACTTCGCTCTCTCCATTCCATCAATCGCCCGCTGTATCAGCTTGCGGTGGGTCCACATTAGACCGCTGTTCTTGTGTGCTAGTTTGGTTAGTTCTGCTATCAGGTCAGTCATTACACGTCATTACCGATCATACGAAAAATCTTCGAATACGGCGTCGCTATCCCAGCCGCGAATATGCCCCAAATTATCTATGCTCATGATGATATAATCACCATACCCATTTTTTTCAGGAGACATGCAGCTAATAGCATATCCTTCATGCGTCTCTAGCGTTTCGCCATCTTCTGATTGCAAATTGTAGTGCCCATCATCGCAAACTTTATAATGAACAGACGCTGATACACCTGTAGGCCAATCGACAATAAAACCTGTCTCAATGTCTATTTTAATGTCCCAGTAATCTCCTCCTCCAAATGGAATCAGCGTTCCTTCTGTGTCCTCTACTCCATCGACAGACCCATCATCCCAATACCGAACACCTGCACTAACTTGTAAGTATTTAGCTTTTTTCATTTCAACTCACCTTCATTTTCTGACCGGCAACCTTGCACATATCCAATACACGCTTGCTTTTTTGCTCGTGATTGGCCTTTTCTTCGTCCGTTAAATCATCCCACTTTCGCGCTGTCTCTTTCTTCGCCTTCTCTGTTGGCGTAGACAAAGCTGCTACCAGTGATTTGCGGGCATTTGTTTCCTGCTTTACAGCCCGGACAATATCCCCTGTATCTGGAAACCACTTGTTGTTTTCGTGCCATGTCCTGAGTGCGCTAATCACCAAATCAGCAGGGTATTTACTGAACTCCTCGAACATTGCAGCGTTGCGTAGCTTCTTCGCTGTTTCGTTTTCATCCCTGCCAGCGGTGTTTGCCCCACAAAAGATGATGGCTTGCTTGATCTGTTCTTTGCTTGCAGGCAGGAGGGAGAGCTTAACCTTCTCCAAACAGGTCGCCCGTGCCGCTTCTGGCAGGATTCCAGTCACCTTGAACCCCGTTATCTCGTAATCCTGATTGGTGATCGGTGTCAGGTTCTTCAAAGGACTGCAATAGACTTTCAAAGCCTGTCTGGTTTCTGATGGGTTTAGCTCGGCAAGTGGTTTGCTTGGTACTAGGTTCATAGGCTCCCTCCATTAGTTTAACAAAACTGCTTTCTTGCAACATAAAGTCAAAGTTGGCTTTCCAACCACGGGCATTTTCACCGATCATCCATGGTGTGTTTGCCATTTTGGTCAGTGCGTATTGCCAGCCTTCCAAACCATCACAATCCTTTAGACGGGCTTTCAACCGTGCTTTGCGTGCTTTGGTTAGTTTCATCACCTGAGACAGACCAAGCTCTTTAGCTATCTCGTTCCACATCCTTACCGCTTCGTTTTCCATTACTTTTCCGATTTTTTGACTTTAGCTATGACAGCATCCAACTTGGCGCTCAGCATCTTCACTCTCCATTTCTCGTTTTTTCCCACCAATCCTCAACATAATCTTTATCGTGCCATTTTTGGTTTGCGTAGAATTCACGCTGATATGCATCTCTCATTTGAATATACGAAACAATCCTGCCGTTGATAACATTTGCAGAGCTTCCCGGCTCTGTATTTGGTTTATACCACCCACAATCATTTTCCACCTTTGTTATATCTCTCTTTTCATCGAACATACCGATCTCAGAAGCGCTACATTCATTACAATGAAACGGTCCGCACTGAACCATCCCAACACCAACGTCAACCCAGTCTGCGTAGCAAACGGTTTTGCAATACGGGCATTCTTCCGTTGGTTCATTTTCACAGTAATTAAATCCAGACACATCCACTCTCCTGTCTTACTTATCTTGATAACTGCTCACCTATTAAGTGCCTTTTCTCCCTGCAATCTACCAGAACCACTGTCCTGTCATGCAGTCCAAGACCACTGGAAGCCATAAGGCCGGATACTAAGTTTCCCTTCGGCGTCACCGCCATGCAAGGCATACCTTCCTTACATACTCCCTTGTCCCTTATGTATGCCGGACAAATCCCGAATGCATTGTTTCCATTGGTCAGATGGATGGAACTGCATCCGAAAAGCAAAGCATCCCGGTGTTGCCGGTTCTTGCAGGTTCCCGTTGCTGGCAAGCAGAGCGGAATTTTTTGACGTTTTTATGCGGGAAGCGTCCAAACCGTGGGAAGATTTTAAAGATTTCGTTGATAATGCTAATTGCAAATTTTGATAATTGCTTTAGTATCAACCTCAGGCGGCTAAGAGAAAGTCTTCCAAAACTATTTCGCTGCCTCGTGCCCCGGATGTTTGCGCATCGCGGGGTCTTTATTTTATACGCCTTCATATGGCGGTGGTCAATCAGTTATCGAACCAGAACACCAAACGGAAATCTTCGACACCTTCTGTACGCTCATCAGGATAGTCAAAGTAATAACAATAGTGGCCACCAAACAAATATCCAAAAGTCACCCAATCGGCGTATGAATCAGAGTTTTGACATTCTCGGTCAAGTTCTGCCATTTCTTCCGAAGTGAGATAACTGTGACTATGACCATCGCTCCCACAATGATCACTATCAAACTTAACGATAAACGTAATGTCATCCGGCAAGCCTCTCGGTTCTGAGATTGGTGTAATGCCGTCCTCGTTGCGAACGTTTGCCATTCGTGCAAACAGCTTGTAATCGCGCTGTATACGTGGCTGGTCGTAATGGTGCCACTGTCCGTTTATTTTAAGCTCTACGTGAGCGTGAATGTCACATCCCATCTTTCTCTCCATCAATGTAATACACGAGTGCCAAGCAAATATTGTTCATACAGCTTGATATGGCGCTCGTACAGGGTTGCTAGCGGCATGCTCTGGTGCTTCTCGGCTAGATCACCGAAATAGTGGCAGTCATCGCTTAGAATGCGTTTGGTTGCTTCTTGTGTGGTCATGACTGAATAACCCATTTTTCTTTGCGTTCTGTAGTTTGTTTTTTCGTTATCTTCTTTTCGTACCAACGCCCGGACCAATTGCACCGCTTAGTATTCCCTACAATCGTAAAACGATTCTCACTTCCAATCATGAAGTTTGCGCCTTCTTTGTCCCATAGCGCTCGACCAATACGAGCATATTCTGTGAAAAACCAATCGCTGATTTCAATCATGTTTCTGTAAAAAACATCATCTTTACCAGGCGAATATGCGTAGCACTCAGTAACGTTACGATCAGCGCAAATGATATCCGCCAAGCATCGGCCTACAAGCCAACCTTGATCGTCACGAAAGCCAATATATATACTGCGCGTGCGTGGATCATCATAATTGAACTTCTGAAAATTCATGTTCCAATCAATTTGTGGAGAATATACGTGCAATCCCCATGATTCGTTCTTACGCATGAATTTGAAAAGATTGGCACTGAACTTGTCAGATCGTTTGATATTCTTCGGCTTGAACTGTTTAATGTCCATATCACTCTCCTAAGTCAAATCATGTTGTGCCATGTGCTCAGCAGCGTTGCTTCCAGCACGGCCTAGGGCTTCTTTACGGTATAGGTCGCATAGCATTCGTTGTTCGGCAAGGTCTTCGAGAATCTGTTTAATGTCCTTCAAGAGAACAGCCTCAAACCCGCCAGCATGCACTGTCGCCAAGGCTTTTGTTGTTCGTGGCGACCGAACCTGAATGCTTAACAAAAACTGTGATACACGCATTTCCGCATCAGTCATGCTTCCCACCATTGTCTTTGGTTCCACAACTCAGTTGCTTCTTCAATCGTCACGCCAGCAGGTCCGCTGCAAGCACAATCTGGACAAACCCAATTGTATGAGTCGTCAAATAATGCTGATGCAACTGATGGCAGGCATGAAACGTCCGTATCGTTGACGTGCGAAGCCCCACAAAAGGGGCACGGCTTTAATTTTTGATCAGTCATAACTCTCTCCGGTGTGTTGCGACTGTCGGCTAAGACAGCCGCTAAGTTGTTGATCACCAAGGTATCTCATCACTTAGGTCAGGTTCGCCACCACCAGTATTACCGCCTTGGCTCGATTGACCGCCATCACCTTTGCCGCCCAACATCTTCATGTCATCGACAACGATCTTGGTGGTGTAAACATCGCGACCATCTTTCTGATATTTATCCGTCTGCATTTTGCCACAGATGTAAATCAGATCGCCCTTGCCAACATACTTTTCAACAACGCCTGCCAAGCCATCGCCACGGCTATTACCGAAACAGGTGCAATTCACCCATTCTGTGCGCTCTTGCTTTTCGCCTTGCTGGTTCTTCCAGCTTTCAGTTGCCGCCAGCGAGAACGAAACAACCTTTGTTCCTGCCTGTGTGTGTCTCGTCTCAGGTGTTTTGCCAACACGTCCGATAAATTCGCATTTATTCAACATTAGTATGCTCCGGGGTATTTGATTGGTTGGGTGGTGTATTTGTTTGCCATGTTCACAAACATCACAGCGGGTAGGCGGTATCCGCTTAACGTCACCTCGCCAGTACGTGCGTTGTAATGCGCAGACTTGCCTTGGCGGGCTAGTATCTCCTCTGCTTGCTTCAAAGGATGCTTGGCAGGAACATCACTCATAACAAATGAGCAACGCTCTGCTGGTGTTCCGTTGTATTCTGATGGGATAATGGTCATCATTCACTCTCCAGTGTTTCAACCTGTACGATCACACATCCAAGCGGCTCTTTGCTGTTGTCAAGCCGCCAGCTCCAGTCATAGTCATCAACTCCGATTACATCCGCGATACCGTCAAATCCTGCTTTGAAAGACGCTATCTGATTATCGAAGTCCCTACGGCGCTTGTCAGGTGGATAGAACGTAGCCCACACAGACACGTCCTTTCCGGTTAATTTCCTTGCACCTTGCGCCAAGCATTCCTTATGTATCAGCTCTTTGAACTTCTTCTTGTGGTTATTCTTCACACGGTAATTGCTATGCGGCGCGTTCGGTGACAGCTCACTATGGGGGAATGTCAACTTAAACCTGTAGATCACTTTTTACCGCTCCAAAGTGCATTAAAATCAACACCGTCAATTCCTCGTAACGTGGCGGCTGTTACGACACGCTCCCAATATCCAGTGGGGATGCTGTTGCGACGGAACCACCCATACACCTGTTGGTAGCCAAGCCCCAAGTCCTTACTTAATTCAGCAGGTGTACCCCACTTTTCGATGATCTCTTTATGTTTCATTCGCTAACCCTCGATTGCGTATGTGTCAAAGTATGCTGATTGATTGCGTGTATGTCAAACACTTTTTTGCATAAATAATTATTGACACGTCCGCAATGTATGGTATGGTTCGTTATCAAACAAAGGAGATTTAGTATGAAGAAGCACACAGTTAGCTACGACGAATTGATCGGTCGATGTGATGCCTCCATTACACTTGCCGCATCGCACGGTATCGTATCGAATAAGCGGCTTTATATGGTAGCTGACTACAACACACGCAATTTTACGTTTCTTGTAGAGGATGGAGATGATGTTGTTCACGATACCATCGGGCTTCAAGATGCAATTGATGTTTATAACGACCTGTGATGGCGGAGAGTTGGCATGATGTGCATTGGAGGAAATCGGGATTACTACGATTTCATTACTGTTAAGCAAGAAGGCGACAAGTTCTATTGGTCTATCGAAGATCATTCAGGACGCCGCTGGGAAGAAATACCCGGGTACTTGTATGGTGCACTTATCAAATACGAAATAGAGCGCGAGAAACTATAGGAGAGTTGATGTGGAACAGATTGGCAAAATAACTGGATACTATGGCGGGTTGCACGTTGATCAAGAAGGATCGAAATTCTATTGGGCAATTGAAAATCACACCATAACAAAATGGGAAGAAATCCCCGGTTATCTATACGACGCGCTTATCAAGTACGAAAACGAGCGTGAGAAATGAGCGGCCTTGATGAGCATATTAAAGGCATTGCCACACAGATAGAGCGTTATCGTGTGAAGTGTGAATCAATGCGGTCTGATGTTCTCTGGTGGGCGCGTGAATGCAATCTGTCAGACGAGGATATGGAGATAGTCAAGGGCTACCTGTCATCCATGATAGACGACACTGTTGGTGTTAAGATCAGCGGGATGGAACGTGAAATCAAACAATGCCAAGAGCCATGCAAAACATGTTGTGGCGGTCGCGTTGGAAACTTTGAGGAGATAGGCCATGACGAGCGAGGAAAACCAATCAAAGTCTCAGCAAGATGCACCGAGTGCGGTAACTAATGATCTTGTTATCTGGTGCTTGGCAGTGGCGGCGTTCGAATTTCTGTTTATCGGAATGGTTATTCTTGCCCAGCCATATATTCAGCGGGCTTCCGAGATTTTCGAAGGGATTGCGCAATGAAAGTCAAGGTATCTGAACTTGAAGGCCGTGCGCTTAACTATGCGGCTGCTGTGTGTTTGTGGGGTAAATCACGTCCCGCAGGAAATTGGCACTGCTTCGACACTGGAAGCCCAGATGAACCGCAAGTGATCGTGCGAGAAAAGCCAAAGGCCATTCAGGATGACGAATTCAACCCATCTGGCAACTGGGCTCATGGCGGCCCTCTAATTCCAAAATACGAAGTCTATCTTATGCCGGATACTGACGGGTATATCGCTAAGATTCACGCAGTATTTGAGGACCACCCGGATATTGAGGTCATAATGCACGGATCAACGCCACTTCAAGCAGCATGTCTATGCATCGTTAAATACATCAACCGTTGCAAAGACGAAATCGAAATACCAGACGAATTGGTGCAATCATGAACATCAAAGACACTGGCAAGCCATTTGATATACCCGGTTGGGGCACTGGTACGGAAAAGGTCGTCAAGAGCTTTCCGCTGGAAAACGAAGTGCAATACCTCCGCATTATCCAAGAGCGCATTCGTGACAAGCGAAACGATATGTGCGGGGTTACGTGGATCGGGCATGTACGGGCGGCTGGCCTATTAGGTGAAGCCGCCGACAAAGTTAAACAGGCAATTGAGGAGCTCGAGAATGCAGGAAATTGATTGGTCAAAGGCTTCTGAAAAGCTTTCCGGGCCGTTAGACCCAAGGCACGTCAAACAGCGCACCGTCGGTAGTAACCAGATGAGCTACATCGAAAGCTGGTATGCGATTGATCTTGCAAACCAAGTCTTCGGTTTCGGTGGATGGTCAAGTGAAACGATCTTTACCAACATGGTTTCAGAGAAAGACTGTGTTATCGGTAAGGGCGGACAATACGAAAAGCCCGGCTTTAATGTAGCCTACGTAGCAAAGGTTCGCATTACTGTTGGCGATGTTGTCAAAGAAGGAACAGGCTTTGGTAATGGTATTGATGCTGATGTTGGCAAGGCCCATGAGGGGGCAATCAAAGAAGCCGAAAGTGATGCAGAGAAACGCGCCTTTCGCAAGTTCGGCAATCCGTTTGGCCTGGCTCTATATGACAAGTCCGGCGACAATGTAAAAGCGCCAGAGAAGCCACCTCAGGAAAAGGCGGAAGGATTTCGCGACAAGTTCTTGACGGTCCTTAATACCAAAGAAACAACGGATGCTGTCAAGGCGCTTGTAACAAAGCACCAGCCAAAAATTGACGAGGTGATGAATTTGTCAAAGGTCGTGCATGGTCAGATCATGGATGCCATTGATGATAAACTCGAAGCGTTGGCGATGAAGGATGCTTAGTAAAAAACTCAATCATGGCAGGATCAAGCCTAAACGATTTGTGGATGAACTCCATCTTGCAAATGTACGGGCAATGCCTTGCTGTTGTTGTGGCGCTGGCGGGCCTTCACATGCTCACCATTTGCTAAGGGGTCCGGTACGTGGAATGGGTCTACGTGCTGGCGATGAATGGGTCATACCGATGTGCCATATGTGTCATTCAGACTTACACGACCGATCAGGGGATGAAGTTTCGTTCCTTGCCGGTCATGGGATTGATGGTGTGGCTTTGGCTAAGGAATTATGGAGAGAAAGTAATGAGAGCTGACTGGAAGCCTATTCACCTAGCGCCACGAGATGGACGTAGACTGCTTCTGTATGTCCCTCCTTACGGGGCGATGAGCGGGCATTATTCAAGTAAATACGATGGCGATGGGAAATGGTCCTGTCATTCATGCTTAAATAAAGATGCCCAACCAACATTCTTTGAATATTTGCCTGGTTCTCCTGATGCCTCGTAACATCTATCTTAAACGCACGGCGGGACGGTTGCTTGCACCAGTGAACCCATCTGACAAGCAAGAGGTTGAACAGCTTGACATTGATGAAATCGTTAAATGTTCGATTAGCAAGCCGCGAAACATCCGTCACCATCGTAAGTTTTGGGCATTGTGCCGGGTGATCGGGGATCAGATTGATCAGCCTGAAAGGATCGTAAAGCAATTGATCAGTATCCGAGTCGGGCACTGTGATGTTGTCAGAACCAAGCAAGGCGAAGTCATGCTGCCAAAGTCCATCAACTTCGGATCAATGGATCAGGTAGCATTCAACGACTTTTACAAACGAGCGATTAATGTTGTGTGCCGTGATATTTTGCCGGGCATTGATAGCCGTGAACTTGAACAGCATGTACAGGAGTTTATGTGATGAATATGAAAGAAAAGATTGCCATTGAGATATGCAAGGCAGATGGAATTAACCCTGAGTGGCCCGGAAGTGTAGACCAAGATTGCACTTATAATGCGTGGGAAAACTACATACCACACGCAGAAGCCGTCATAGCTGCGATGAAAGAACCGACGAGTGATATGGAAAACGCCGGGTATGATGTAATGATGGAAGATCATTGCACATACCGTAAAAATGTTCATTACAACGATATTTACTGCGCAATGATCCAAGCTGCGGAGCAAGGTAAATGAAACCCGGAACAACAGTAACCGCCATACATGAGGGTCAAGCTCGGTATGGAATGGTGTTAAAACGTTCAGACGATACCGTGCTGGTCGCCTTCGCAGAGACAGAGACGCAACCACACGGGTTCTGGACGTATGACCTTAACGGGCATCTGGTGAACTATTCAGAGGGGCCGAAACTGGAGGAATGGATTTGAACGTTTTCAAGCAACCATGTGGCAGGTTTCTTGCCGTCCGTGATGATCAAGAGGTGCGCGGTCAACAGTTGGGGCGTGTGCGCCGGGCTTGCCTCATGCGTGACACTCAACAGATCGGCGATGAGATCCTACGTATGCGGGCTGCAACCATGAAGGCACTGATCACAGAGATTGATGCAGGCATTGTTGGTGATGCTAGTGCTGTTGATACGGACCATGAATTGTTTAAGAGGGTGTTGTGATGGAATGGAGTGAGGAGCAAAACAGAGAGATAGACCCGTACCCTTACGGCAAGGATGGGAAATATGTGTCTATATGCAACAGCATCCGTGGCTACCCCAAATATCATGTTCTTCTTGATCGCGTGTGGAAGATTAGAGAATGGAAAGAAGAAATAACAAACAATAGCAGAATGAGAGAATATCAACGCAAGGTGATCAAGAGGGAGTTCGGAGTATGATCCGCAACATTTTACACGGTTTTATGACATCGGTACTGCTGGCAATGTTTATGTGCTGTGTAGCGTTCGTCTGTATGCTGGTATGGTAACAGAAAACCCCCGTTACGAGGGAGAGACAAGTAACGGGGGTTCAGAAGCGGTGAGTGATGTGAACAAGTTGAAAGTAACATTCTGATGGATAAGGTCAAGCCACAATTCACAAAAAAACAGTTGGCAGCTATTGAAAAGATTGCGCATGGCCGGTCATACGATCAGGCTGCTTTCGATCTTGGCATTTCACGATCAGCCATTGATAAAACCATTTCGACAGTGCGCTGCAAACTTCGGGCCTCAACAACAATAGAAGCTGTTTACAAGCTGGCAAAGGCTGGTTTGATTTGTGTGATTGGCTATGTATCTATGCATGGGAATTTGGATGAAGCACGGCGACCACCGCGTCCGGCGCGTATCGTTCGGGTTATGCGCCGATCAAAGGACGAATAACAGCAACAACCATTCCGATCACGAAAACGAGTGTGGCAAGACCGCCTGACCAATAAAGTATTTTGGCGTTGCTCTTTTCGATCTTCTCATCCTGCTTGCTGATTTTGTCTTCTACCTTATCAAAGCCGCGCTTCATATCAGCTTTGAGCTCTGCAAGCGCACGCTCTGAATGGTTCTGGCGCTCAATCACGACGGAAATCTGGTGGATGGCTTCTGAGATTTTCTCGACAACATCGTCGATACGATCCATTCGACTGTGAATTGCTTTGATCTCTTGCGCGACATTTTCAGATGCCATTATAACTTCCATCATTACCTTGTCCTGATGTTACAATAACACCTAAGAGTATAGCGTTAAACAACAAATACTATATGTGCGTTTATGCACTATTCTATAGTATAGCTGCTATACTTTAGGGGTGCAACAAAGTCAAGGTTTTGGTAATTGAGGTGGTACTTGTTTATTGCGCGTTCCGTACCACCACGATGCCGCCGTCATGTTCAGATACAAGAAAGAATTGACCATTATCAACAGTATATCAAACACCTGTTCTGGTGATACAGTCATTCCGTACTCTTGATACATTCCATAGAATGTAAAGAAGATCACAGTATTAACACCCATCAGATATATCGTTAGGCCCGGCCTGATCATGCCGCGCACAAAGTCAAGAATTCCAAGCAGAAATTCGATTACCCAACTGCGCTTTGTTTTGGAGGAATAGCTTTGCGGGTCTGTCTTCATGGACTGGTTGAATGCTTGTGCATCGGCAACCGATTCTGCGGTTTCGCCCTCAACAATGGCGACCTTCTCGCGGCCCTCCCACTCCTGTCGCATGATCTCGGCATCTGCCTGTTTCATGTTCAGTTCGTGAGAGTACTTAATTTTTATGCCTTCAAGCTCTTGATCACGCTGTTTGAACTCGTACCGCTTGGTTAACCACGTTCCAACAAGCCCGGTTACGCCTCCAAGGATTGTACTGATGCCACCAGACGCAAACACGCTAAGGATATCAACCAAATCCATTTATGATCTCCAGTTCAAACGATTCACCACCAGCCCAATTTTCAAGCTTTGTCACAGCCGGACGCGAAACTAAAACAGCCTTTTGCCCGCCAAGATAACCACGCTTTTCACCAAGTGCGATGCACCCGTAAAGGTGTGATTTAAATCCTCTCGCCCGATCACCCATTAGGTTTGCCGGGTGTATGCGTATTCCAGAGCGGCCTTTAACGTTGTTTACAAGATACATCATCCGCTTGAATGCCGGGCTATATGTCCATGTAACTTTGTATAGCCCGGCTGGTATGCAAGATTGGTTAGGCAGGTTATTAAGCCACGGTTGCTCGCCAGTGAATAACTCATAATCCCCGAAGATAATGCGCCCAAACGTTCCTTGATCGCCTGTTTCTACCCTGTGGAGATAAGCGTAATTCACTTTTTTATCTTCTTCTTGACCGCCAAAATCTTGTTCAGCATATCATCAGTTTCTTGTGGCAAGTCGACGCCGATAAGACGCTGCTGGTTGATGAACTTCCAGATCGCGTCAAGCTGATCGCCAACCGATGCTTCTTTATTATAGGCTTCGCGCCTACGCCATGCTCTGCTGGTACTCATTTATTAACCTCAAGTGTAAAGAGGGATTAAACCAACGCAATTTGTATATCTTATTTCCTTACCCGCCGACGCCGCGTCAAGCTTAAGGCGATATATCAACGATGTACCAGATTGACCTGATACGTCTGATTGTGACCTAAATAACAATTCACCAGTCGCCCCAACGGCCCCCACGCTTGTAAGTGAAGACGTCGAATAAGTAGACCCGCCATCAATAGATGCTTCTACGGTTATGTCCGTGCCAAGCGTAACAGAATCAACTGGGTCATACGCAAAGTAACCAAGTAAATCTTGAGCGCCTGTTGTAATCGTAGAAGCTATTGGCGCAAGCGTGGCAAGACCTGCCCCAGTCGAAATAGAAACCCCAAAAATAAAATCCAGTGACGCATTTATTTCGCTTGTAGCATTCAGCGAGGTGATAACATTAGCCCTGCAAGATTTAAAACCAGACACAGCCGCGCACATTGAAGCAGTCACGTTAGAGGCACCCTCAGGAACCAAAACAGCCCAATATACGGTAGACGATGTTAAAGACGGACCAGTAGCCCACGTAAACGTTTTAACGCCTGATGTCGTGATGTTAACGCTAGAACTATCTGATCCTACTTGTGCAGAAGGATTGTTCACGCTGTTGGACCATATCTCAACGTGATAATTACCGGGCGTAGTGACCGTTTGTATCTGGAAAGTAGCCTCGACTACAGAACCAGAAGCAGCAGCAGTAAACTGCATGCCACCGTGATCACCGACTCCTGAATTTAACTCAGCGGTGTTAGTCTGTGTCTCACCCGCTGTCCCATCGTCTGTTGACGTTACATTGCTGTACCAGTCATTTGTTGAATCATAGGTTGCGCCGGTCTTCGTTGCTAAACTATCAGACCTGAAATCATCTATAAGGAACCTATTACCAACACTGCCAGTCAACCCCAATGACGTAAGGTCATTTGATATGGCAAGCATAATTGCGTTAGTGGCTACGCCATCACGGGCAACCTGATCAACGCTACTTGTCGAAAGAGCGGAGATAGCCTCTGCCACCCTAAGCGGCGTCATAAGTACAGTGTTGCTTGTGCCAGCCTCGGCTTGAGCCTGAGACGCAAGGTTAAGCGCATACGCATTACCTGATCCGGCAGGCGTAAACGTATTGCCGCTTACATCAAACGTCCCAATCTCGATATCATCAACGCCGTCATAAAGATACGCTGTGATCTCTGATGGGCTTGACGTTTCTTGCAACCAGATGGTGCCCTTTTCCGCATAGCTAGGACGGGTTGACCCAATGTGGCCAGACTTGAGCGCATCAAGTGCATCATTGATAAAGCTTGCCATACTGACCGGGCTTTCCGGCCCGACTTCTGGAATATTAAAAGTTGTTGGTTGGCTCATTGTATTTTCCCATATCCAGCAGCAACGTAATCCATCGTTCTTTCGACTGCTACGTCACTTGAATTATACCACGCCACGTCAAAGCCTTCATTCGTTTTGTTCGTGATCACATAATAGTCGCCAGTCTGCAAACCTTGCCCGCTGATAGCCAAGCCCTTTAACGCCCTGAATGCAGGTGTAAACGCAACAGACAATCCGCTAACGGTTACTGTCAAGTCCTCATCAGCGACCACCCTGTCAGGCATATCAATTGTAACCCGCAACTGACTTACCACAGGCGTTACACCAAACTCTGTTGCGCTTAACACAATGCGGAATTGGAACGCTCTTGCTGTGTAATCACCAAGAACAAAGTCAGACCAATCAGACCATTCAACCGGGCTTGAGCTTGGGTCGTCTTCTGTGAACCTGATTTGCAACTGACTGTCCCAATTTTCAGACCCAGCTAAGAAGAAATCATCAACCCCAAAGAAATCATCCGAACCAAAGAAATCAGCGTTATCATTCTTCGCGCCAACCAAAACTGATGCCGTCACACGACTTGTGTAAACAGAACCTAAATCAGTTGTTCCATCGAAATAGTATTCTCCACTCGAATAGAAACCACGTTCCATCAAGAAGAAGTCACCAGGGCCAAAGAAGTCATCAGGACCAAAGAAGTCTGTATCATAACCAAGCTGCAACGTGCCTGCATTAACAAGCGTTTGCACCTTTTCACCAGCGAAAGTTGGGTCTTCTTGGATAGCCTCTACAGCATTGAAGTCTTTTAGACCTGCAACGTTCGTTATGATCAGCGCAGCGTTATCGCTTTGGATGCCAACATAATCAACAGCCTTAATAAGGTACGTTCCCTTTAGCGCTGGGACCGTGATGCTGGTTGCCGGTTTGCCAACGCGCTGTACAAGGGTTGACGAGCTTGCCCACGTCGCACCAGACAGGGACGGTGTGTATTTGATGGTGTAGTGAGACAGGTCAACATCAGTAACAGCGTTCCAGCTTAGATAGGCCGTGTCGTCAATTATCGAAACACTAAAGTTTGATACATCGCTTGGCGCGGCAAGCTGCCCGATAACCGTATATGTTTTTTCAATCCAATCAGATTTTCGACCAAGAACAGATACAGATCGCGCGCGGACATAATACAAAACACCATCCTGAACGGACGGGATTCTATACGTTGTGTCTGACCCACGACCGCCAAAGCTGTATTCCGTTTCGCTTGCTTTGCGGAATTGCACCTCATAATCAACAACGAAAACATCTGTTGCTGGTGTGATCGTGGCAATCAGGTTTGTCGATGGTTGGCTAGACCCAAGCAACACAACTTCATCCGAAAGCGTTAAACCCGGCGTTGATACTGTTTGCGTGCCCGGCAAGTTCGTTGTTGGGTTCGGGATTGGGTCGCCTTCATCCGCCGATGTCCATGCATAAGCATTTGCATCCAACTCACGTAATTCAAGATCAACGACCCATGTGTCCTCAAGCCTTAGTGTAAGGTTCTTGACCATGAATGTTTTCTCAGACCATCCATAGCGCGATAGATTTATTTTAACCGTGTCATATGGTGCCAACCGATAAGCGACTGCTTTACAAGGAACCGTTACCGTAATTGCCCGACGGTTCTCCTCGAGCAGAATACGAGCCACACGTTGGGCCATCGTTGCGGATGTGGTGTAATCAAGGCTTACCTCGCGCCACACTTCCTCGTTGCTGTCCGCTGTGACGTAAGACGCGACCTGAACAGCCGGAAAGTCTGTTGCTTGCCAATCATTGTCCGGGGACGTGAAAACACCCTTAACTCCGTTAAAGTTCTCTTTGCGCGTAATCAGTGTTTGAGTGGTGATCGTGCCGATGAAATCATCTTCATCAAGCGTAAGCTCTGGTGTGCGCCATGCACCTGCATGGATTTGCCAGAAGTCCCCTTGCGCCACCGCAACGCCAGCCATCGCGCCAGACAATCCTGTTAGAATGTCATACGGCGTTGAATCCATATCGAACGTGCCGTTGCACTCGTAACGGTTTTCTGTGCCGCCCGCTGACAAAGTGATTTGCTCATCGCAGATGTTAGCTGCTGCAATTAATTCATCTTCAAGTATCTCTGTGCCATAGGATGACTTAAGGCCGAACACCTGATTGCTGATGTAATCCGCAACGCACAATGCAGCATTGCTTGTGTAGCCTGTCGAACTGTCACGCGGGTCAAAGATGTCATCCTTGCCCTGTACTTCGAACGTTATCACAGGCACCCCGTTAGGGAATTTGTCCTGACTATATTTCAAGCGCACATATGCATGAGCAACACCGCGACCACGATGGTCTTCTGTCCACTTGTCCGGTGCTTCATCAATCAGTTCTTGATAGGCTGTTTGGTCATCCGTCCCAAGGCGCTTTAGAACCCGTGCAAATCCTGCATATTCCCCGGTAGCATTCCCTGACCCGTCGATGGGAACTTCTTCACCATCAAAATACATCGTGCCGATTTGATTAACCCGATGGCCTGCAAGCGCAATAACAAGATGGATGTATTCGTTGCTTGATCCTGTCGTATGAATGAAACAATACGTCCCGCCTACCCGTGCCTCGCCATAGATGACCCGGCGCGGATTGATGGACTCGCGAACCGTTACAGTCCTGTCACGTTGGCTTTGTGAAAAGCTTGCAGTTGGTTTCGGTTTTTTGCTAAGTGCCCCCAAAAGAGCAGATGCACCAATAGCCAATGCCCCATAGGCAACCACGTTACCAATGGCGATAGCGGCGGCAAACCCGATGCCGGTTTCGAATACAGCTAGCGTTATGGCGGCTGCTACTGGAGCCATTAGACCCTCCAAGCCTTTCTGCAAATCTTAAGCGGAAAGAATACCTTCCCGTCTTCATTTAAAAACACAGCCTTCGATCCAACACAAAGACCAAGTGCTAGACCAAACTCAGTTTCACATGAAACAACATCGCCACGCTTTGCCATCTTAACATTGATCGGCTCCCCAAGCTCTTTGGTTACAGCGTCTTCGACATTGCCTGCGACACGCTTAAGGCGCTTGATCATCCCGGCCTTTGTCTTCGGGCCTTTGTAATCCTTGGCAAAGTCAATCCCTGTTTGGCATTCAACCCCGCCAGCAGCAAACAACGCGCAATTATGAGACAGCCAGTCGAATGAATGGTCTTTGTTGATATAGTTCGAAAGCCTTACGTCCCAATCTTCAAAGCGCATTATGATCCCCAAACGCCATTCCATTCCTGCAATGAAGGCACATAGTCAAAGAACTTGTCCCCCTCGAACAAAAGGTCTTGACTTCCAGACGTGTAACGATATTCGCGTGGTCGCTCCAAATCGCGTAGCTTGCTTTCATAGGTCAAGCTGATTTGCAATGTCTTGGCGTCATCCGAAATCGTCGGAACGTCAAGGCGACCTGAGAACGACAAAGCAGGATCAGCAACAACCGACCCGTCATCATCAATAAACCCGATCCAAATCTTACCAGCAGCACCCTGTTGGACCTCTTGCAAAACCAGCGAAAGGTAATCGACCGGGATTGCATTCAGCGTACAAGTGATCCCCTCCGCCATAACTTCTGTGGTTTCTTTCACCTGTGATACAGTGGCAAGCCCACCAGCGCCGGTCCACGTTTCACTGTTCCACGTAATATCGCCGACACCAGTCCACAAACGCAATGGTCCGCTTGTGAATTGGCCTTCGTAGAACATCGCAACCGTCTTGATATTGGCTTCTAGAAAACTAATGAACTGTGCTGTTAAGTCCCGGCTCATATCGCCTCCTTGCACTGGAATGCAAACCCGTAAATCTGTGCCTCTTGCACTGACCATTGCGGGGCTTGTGATAGCTTCCAAACCCCAACAGTGTTGTTGAGCGTGATCGCCGTACCATCGACAAGAACGTCGCGAACACGAGGGAATAGATCAATGATTGCTTCACCTGATCCATCGCTATCAACATGCTGCATGCTTCGATGCAGGCGCGTCCCAAGCTGAAAATAATCTCCAGCCATCAGAACGCGCTCATTCGCCGCCCAACCTCGCGTTGTCAGTGTCTTGCTGCGCTGTTGGCCTGCACCATCTACAACTGGCGTGCCGTTACCAGTCCCTCGTGGTGCGGTTCTGGTTGGATCACCTAAAGTAAACGTCCCATAAACACCATTTAGCGCAAGAAAGAATGCCTCCCAATCGCTTGCCTGTGTTTGGTTCAGTGGTGGAATCTGAACGGACCAAATCATTTGCTGACCGATATGTTCATATACTTCTGATGAATATGTGAACGCGCTTTCGTTCTCACCGACGGCAAAACGTGGCGAAAATGTGATCGAAGCAGGCACGTCACTAGGCGCTGTAAGTGGATACGATATGGTCATTACGCGCCTCCAAGAAGGTTAGGTTGACGTGATCTCTGGTTAGCAACCGCTGTGATCGCTCTAGGCTCAATGCTGGCGTTAACTTTCTGAACGAACACTTTAAGCTCGTTAACTGCTTCAACAGACGCGCCCTTCATATCAACATAGAAGGTGTTTCCACTACCGCCAGATCCGATCTGATCGTTTGGAATGATGGTTCCCGTGGTATTAGGTACGAACAATTCAGGACCATTCTCACCAACAACTGAGACTTTACCCATCGGAGGAACACCACCATCGGCAAAGAACCCGCCGAACAATCCGCTCAAAAGTCCACCGCCACCACCGCCAAAGATCGCGCCGCCAATGCCTGTTGCGATAGGATCGAAAAGGTTCTTCTGCGCAATCATCTCGATAAGATTATAGCTAAGGTTCTTGACCGCGTCGCTTGCGCTGTCTGCCCCTTCGGCAAACGACCTGAACGCGTCGACAAAAGTGTCGCCAACTTCTTTACCAGACTTGGCAAGCTCCTTCGATCTGTCATCAAGTTCTTTCTGCCGATCAATTGCTGCGTCTTCTGCTGCTTTCTGCGCAGTGTCAAAGTCCTTAGTGATCTGGTCTTCTATACGCTTGCGGTCTTCGATCTTGGAAAGCTCTTGATCACGAAGCTTGATCAGCTCGGAAATCTTGCGGCCTTCTTCTGACATAGCATCAACGCCTGCACGAATTTGCTGGTTGCGAATGTCATAGGCTTGTGCCGCCATATCAAGTGTGACATTGGCGTCTTGCAATGCAGTGGTCTGAACGGTTAGAGCAGTTAGCTCGCCTTCCAGACCTTCGACAACACGTTTGATCGTTGCAACGCGCTTGTCTTCTTCTTTCTGTCGGGCTTTCTGTAGCTCAAGAGCTTTCTTGTCTGCATCAGCTTTTTGTTGCTCTGCTTCAATCTGCTTTTGAGTTTCAACGCCAGCCTCACGCGCTGCAATAGTCGCCTTGCCTTGAGCGATAAGCTTGTCGTTAAGAGCCTTAACAACGTCTCGCTGTGCTTGAACTTCTTTCTCAAGCTGCGCAACTTCTTGTGGGTTGCCGACAACGGTAATCCCAAGCGCGTTTGGCGTGTCTTTAAGGCGGTTTAACTGTTCTTCAAGCTTGTAAAGCTGATCGGTTGCCTCAAGCACCTGAATGCCAAGAGGCTTAAATTCCTCCGGGTCAAGCGCCTGGTTGACTTGGTTTAGACCTTCTGCAATCCGCGAGGCAACATCAGCGAACGTATCGCCAACACCTGTTGCCGTGTCAAGCGCCTGCCAGAACTCGCTAACACGCTGTGACAACGTATCGTATGCACCTGAAAGACCACCAGCAGCACCAGCACCAGCGCCACCGACTTGTTGTTCAAGCTGATCAAGGATAAGTGTTTGGGCTTCGGCAAGCCGTCCTGTCTCCGCAAGGTCTTTGATAACGTCTTGCTGTGATTGGCTAAACGAAATACCTACCCGGCGCAACTGTGTTAGACCCAATGCTGGGTCTTCAAGTGCCTTTGCAAGCTGTGTTGCCGCGCTGTCGATTGAGCCAAAGCCAACTTCGGCTAAGTCCTGAGACAGCCGCAAGGTGCGCTCGAACGTGTTACCTGTGATTGATCGGAATGTCAGGAGCTTGGCAGCAGCAGCTTCAACCCCCTCAACACTCGCAAGCGTAGCAAGTGCAATCTCACGGCTTAACTCCCGAATGCCAGAAGCCGTCTGACCTGATGCATTCTGAGTGGTCTTAAGCAGTGCTTCTATACGAAGGAATGAACGTTCGAACTTTTCGCCCTCATCAGCAGCACGCTTAAGGCTAAAGCCAACCCCACCAACCGTAAGGGCGAACGCACCAAGAGCGATACCAGCCGTACCTACCGTGCTTGCCAGAGAAGACAATCGGCCTGAGATCGGTCCAAGTGGTCCTTGGAATGCGGCAACAGACCGTGCAGCATTGGAAAAAGAAGCCTGAACGGTATTCTCAAACGACTTTACCGAACGCCCCATTTGACGCCCGGTGTTGCTCAGTGTTCGCGATGAGCGGGAAAGATTGCGGTCAAAGCTTGATGTGTTCGCCGTAAGGTTCGCACTTAGATTAGCTATTGTTGCCATGCGCCTTTACCTTTTGGTTATGTGCCATCAAGAATGCCTTAAAGTTGTCGCTCGCGTTGCCGTGGTCTTTTACGGGATCAACAAAATCCCTGATCTTCGGTACTTTCTTAGCGTCCATTCTACCAAGAACCGCGATATGCCAAGCAATCCATTTCTCAGCCTTAAAGTCTGCCTCGGCCTTTTCGTTGCACCCTTCAATGACAAGCCTTGTCAGATAAGGTGTTTGCCCCCAGAAATCATTCGGTGATAGCCCGCACGCAACAAACCGCTTGAAAGCTGATCTTAAGCCTTCGTACTTTTTGATGGGCGGGCCTTCTGGTTTTTTGGCTTCGTTTCTTCCGGCAAAGGTCCAACATATGCAAGGTGCAATGCGTTCAGAACTGCCTCTTGTGCTTGGCGAACCGGAATAACCGAGTTCATAACGTCGTCTTCTGACATATCCACACCAGCAGCAACGAACTTAGTCAGGGTGCCTACGCGCCCAAGGTTCTTTTGTTCCTCAAGAACCTCACCGTCCAGCATCCCCTCAAGCACAGCAATACGCGACCAAGTGTAAGCAAGGCCGCGTTCTTCGCCATTAATCAAGATTGGAACTTCACCCTTCATGGCGTTATGCAAAGGTTACAACCCCCGTAATGCGAATGCTAAAGCTCGTGTCAACCTTGGAGTCAACACCGCCAGAAGTCGTCGCACTCAGCACAAAGCCTTGGAATGTAGCTGTGGAACTGTCAGAGAAGGTTGCGCGGAAATCCTGAACGGCGCGAGAAGTCTTTCCTGCCCGCATAAGAACTTGCCCGGCATCCGATGGTAGGTAGTTTGCATCAAGGGAGAACGAGCCAAAGTCTTGAAGGCCCATAAGGAATTCTTTTGCAGTCGACTGTAGATGGGTTACATCAATTTCAGCCGCCTGACCGTCAAAGCCTGAGAAATTTGAAATCTCTCCGACTGCCGTATAAGTAAGAGGCGAATCACCATTGCCAATTTCAAAGGTGAAACCCTGCGTTTCGATTGCATTAGCCATAAGAAAAAGCTCCATCTTGGGATAGCGCGTCTTCACGACGCTCTCACGGCGGCTTGCAACACCAACCGTTACTTATGGCATTTTATGGGATTATTTGTTTTAGCGCAAGGTAGCGTTTGCCTAACTTTCCTCAAACGTTACAAGGTAATCGCCAGACAATCTGTAAAGCTTCGGGTCCGTACCATCCTCAAGGAATGATAGCTGGTTCTGCAAACTAATCCCGCCAATGCGCAATGTGTCTGATCCTATCGCCACAGTGCCACGATAGCCATCAAGTGCTTGTCTGATCTGCCTGCCATAGCTTGCACGGTCCTCGATGCCATCAGCATACAAATCAACCTGCACTGTGGTCTGTGTCATGCCGGATGGGCCGTTGATAGCCCTCCAACGGTTATCTGTGATGATTGTGCCGACAATGAATGGTGCCGATTGGCTTTCAGGTGCAAGGTCGTTGTAGTATGGGGCAATGCTATTAAGCAGGCTTTTCATTGCTTGTTCGAGATAAGCTTCTGCCATTTACTTTGTCCTGTACTTTTGCGCAAGTTTTGCGGCTTCACGGTCAACGCCGCGCCCAAGCGCGCTCTTAATTGCATTCAAAGCTGCATCTGATCCAGTTGAAATTGCCGGTCGAAACCATGGCTTTGCAGTGATAAACCGTGTTCCCAATTCAAGAAACACACCCCAAAACGCATTGCCGGTATACACACGGCTTCCCCTGATGTTGCGCCGACGCCTTGCCCACCGCAAAGGTTGAACCTTGATATTACGAAAGAGCGTACCGTATTGCTTGCTGGCCTGTGATCGCTTGCCGGTGTGTCGCGGGGCATTGGCCTTAACTTCTTTTGCCAGTGCCCGTGCGCCTGCCTGAGTGCTTGCCTGCAATACGCGGCTCTCCGCTGCGCGTGGCAACTCTTTTAGAATCTTCGCTACTTCGTTAAACCCGCTTACGTACTGCCTAGCCACAGATCACCTCAATATCCATGCCGCCCAATAAAATAATGCATTCATTATCTGGAAAGACATTCTCAAGGCGGCTACGCATCTTCATCTTTTTGTCCTCGCTCAAAAGGCTTCTAACCTTAACCACGACAACATCACCTTTTTTAAGTGAAAGCCTTTTAACGTCAATATCATCAATATTCATGCATCACCTTTATACGCCGCGTCTATTTCAATGCCCTCATTGCGCCCAATTTCTTTCGGATATCCGATCACGTCATAACGCTTACCTTTCCACATAACCCGTGTGAGGTTATCAAGCCCGGCACGGTATCTAATGCGGAAACGTGTGGTCAGTTCGGATTGCGCTTGCTGTGCTGCCAGAAAGTCTCGCCCGCGAACATCATTCACGCTTGCCCATACGGTTGCAATGGTGTTGTACAATACGACAATGCCGCCGAAACTATCAGTTGTTTCGACTTTTTCCTGCAACGTAATTTGGCGGTCTAGTTTTCCAGCTTGCAAAGCAACCTCCTGTGATGTGCTATTCTATATTGGATTGGTGCTGCTAGCAATACGGCATAGGTTTCCTTTCCGCTATTTCCCCTCCCTACCACTGGCGAATATCTTTGGTAGATCGTTAGGGATCACTATCAAGAAACGGTATACCTAGACATGTGTTTTCTCTTGCACCACCAAGTTCCCCTCGCTGATAGGCCCAGCGCGCCATAAAAGACCGGGTTCATGTGTCTAGCTTTCTCTCAAGGCGTAATAACCTAGTCGAGCGGTCGGAAAGCCATTTCTGGTAAAGTTCCCGCCGTTTCTGTCTGCCTTTTACGGGAAAGCAGCAAACCGTGAGGAAAAATTAAGGGAAAACAGAACTTGCCAACAAAATGATGACGATTTATATTCTGTCTATCGGTGTTTTCCTAAAACCGTTTACCGATATTCGCCCCCTTGGAGTTGTTACCTCCTTGGGGGCTTCTGCTTTTATGTCACTATTTCCCGATCAGGTCAATCAGACAAAAAAGAACCCGGCTGTTACACCGGGCCAAGTTCAGGGAGGAAACTAATGTAGTCTAGCCTTTCTGCATCTCGTTGGCGCGACCCCAATCAACAAACTGATACTTGGCAACCGTCTGCCCGCTTTCATTCATCAGGAAGGCACGAGTTGCATCATGCTTTGAACAAAGGTGGTCTTCTGTCCATTTTTCCTCTTTGTGAAGATGTATGAAGCTGCCACACCCGTCAGGGGTTTCGAAATAAATGGCGTTACGTTCGTGTGAATGACGTGGGCGCACGACCTCAATCGTCATTACGCTTTTATCAATCAGATAGACCGTCATGGTTTGCATTCTGTTTTCCTACTACTGCTAATTAAGTTGGTGCGGGCCGGGCGCTACTCCGGCTTGGTCTTACGTCCTCAATTATCAGCGCCGAGCGAATGCCAACCTGATACCGTCACCCAAGCGCTCGTCAAGATACATTATCCCGCCCCACTTCTTGGTTACCGGCAACAGTGCGTGTCTGCTTTCCACGCCGCCGCACCGGGGATAGAGCTAGCCGCTTATACATGCCTGCTGTTAACGGTTCGCCCTATGTCTTCCACATTTGACTAATTAACCGTCACTAGTTCTATCTCCGCTAAGGCGGTTGGCGGAAGGTAAAGGGATCGAACCTTTGATACCCGTTAAGGTATACAGTTTAGCAAACTGCTGCATTGCCACTCTGCCAACCTTCCAGTAAATCCAAGAGCTTTCTTGTGTAGATCGCTCTTGGATTTTTCGTCAAAACTCAACGGTCGCACCAGTAAAATTAAACGCTCTTAGAATTGATGAGATATCGCATATCTTCCTCCATAGTTATTTCACGAAAGTAAATGCCGGGAACCGCTAAGGGGGAAAAGAAAACGATCCCCGGCTGGACTTGCTCGTTGTCCTTGATTTGATATTAGCTACATTGTTGCGAACGTGTCAATTACTTTTTGTACTTTTTTTGGCGTTATTTCTAACATTGCCTCTTTGCACGTTGCACAATGGTCAAACTTACCGCATGGATGGTTAGGCTTTTCAACGGTTATAGCATCGTGGTTCGGGTATCCTGTAAGCTTTGGACTTGTGAATGATCCGTAAATAACAATGGCTGGTTTGCGCATTGCGCCCGCGACGTGATGGGTGCCTCCCTCCGATGTTATAACGTAACAACTATTGGCGATGATCGCCGCAGCATGGAATATCGTTGGCGTCTTAATGAAGATCGCACCGGGCAATATTGGCTTGTCTGCCTTTACACCCATTTGAATTACCGGGTATTGGAACTTGAGCTGGTGCCAGTATGCCATAGGCCATTCTTTGTTCAGGCTTGATGGTCTGCGAACAACAGGCTCTGCAACAATGTATGGTCCGTCTATCTGCTTGGCAAAGTCCCAATGCTCTTGGGTGAGATACAGCCTGCCCGGATGGTTTACGTAGTCCATGTTAAACACAGATGTTGAACCCTCCCACCGTTGGATATATGGGCGGGCACCGGGTGCATTGGTGATGGTGAGATCAGACTTTGGGTCAACATACGGATTGCGTTCCCACACCTCATGCCAGCGAGGAACCCCGTTTTTGTCCAATATGGCAACTGGTTTGCCTGCCTGCTTGGCAAGACGTTCCGCCTGACCAGCCGCCATGATTTCATCACCGATTCCCATTACCCGGCATACTTCATGATATAGTCACCTTGGAGGACGGTAACGGTTTCGTATCCCCACTTCTCCAGCAGCTTGGGAGCCGCATCGTAGGTTGACCCGTAAAGCTCTGAGCATTTGATTTCCGGCTTGCCTTCGACAACAATAATTGGTTGGCAACGTTTAATCGTTTGCTCTGCACCCTGAACAACAAATTCCTCGTAGCCTTCGCAGTCGATCTTCATAAAGTCCACAACTGTTAACCCATAGCTATCAAGCGTCTTCTGCTTTACTGGCGTTCCTTGGGTGCTGATCCCTGTGTCTCCTGAGCTGTCTTTTGTCCGCGTTTCAATGAACGTGTCTTTCTCGACATTGCCAAGCGCCACGTCATGCAATTCATACTTCGATTTGAAATCAAGCATATTTTCACGGTAACACTCGCGATGTTCCGGCATGGGTTCGAATGCATGGATGAACTTAAAGTCGTAGACCATTTGGAAAGACCACAAAGCACAGTGCCCGCCAATGTCAACAGCAACGCGCTTGTGTTTGCATTCAGCCAAAGCAGTGCGGTATTTTTTACCCTGATAACACAGACGCCCGTGCTGGCGGTCTTGTACGGTACTCATCCAGCCTTGCAGGTGTTCCTCATGTTCTGGAAAGCACCATTCGTCAAATCGTTTCATTTAAGCCACTCCCTTTCAGATACATCTAATCCGGTAAATTCGCACAACTCTTTACCCAGTTGTTTGATTTGTTCCATGCTCATTTTCGAGCCGTAATATCCGTCAAGGTGCCACCCCTCATCGGATGCTGTTTTCATGCATTCAAGCACAACCAATGCTGCCTGCTTATCTATCTTCATTAATTTCTCTCCATTGACTGTTTTTTAATTTGTCAGTAAAATGTTATCGCAATATCCATTGGCTATCTCCAAAACAAGACCAGCTAGGTTGCAGCCTAACTGGTCTTTCTTCATTGATTGATGGCCCTCCATGCAAAGCCACGCTTGATTTCGTGCAAAGTCCATTGGTTTGCAGCTAAAACACCAAGCCACTCACGGCGATTAGGCGGGAGGATAGGGTATTCTACATTTACCGGATCGCGCAAGGACATACGGCTTGATGCGCAATCGCCCGTGCAAATAGCCGGAATGCCTTCGATAAGAGCCTCTACGGCCGCGTTGCTGGTATATGTAACCAAACACCAAGCGCCCTTAAGATCATCCTTTAGCTTTGATCGGCCGGCCTGTGATCGGTCCCTGATCCTGATCTGGCGGTCTGTGTTCTTTCTCAGCCGGTCTAACGTGTCTGCAAGCCATCTTTGCGCACTAAATCCCATCAAATCCGCGAACACCTCATCAGGTGGGCATACCAAAACGTGGCTTCCATCGGTTGACCATGGCTTTTCTGTGATCTCAAGACGGTTATAGTCCGGCTCACCATAGCCTGAATGCTGCCAAGCGTTCTTGGTTACGCGAAAGAAGTTTCCACGATTAAAGTATGCGTGATCACAAAAGACGAAATCATCACCTTTTTTACGGGCTGTTAGAAGGGATTTCCACTTAGTTGGCGAGCCAAAGCCGATCCACGTTCCTTTGCGATACCGATCATCCGTATATACAACTCCGCCTGTCGCCTCGCGCATCGCCTTGGCAATACGAGGGGACGTTAATTCATTCGGCGCACTGTATATATTTATCTGCATCCAAGGCGTCCTCTAGGCTTCTTCTTTGGAAGCATTTTAGCGCAGTTTGGCGGCTTGCGTTAGCAACAATCATATGTTGATTGATTTTGGTTGACGCTCTATCAAAGCGTTTAATCCAATCTGGGTAATTGCTGTGCCGGTCAATCCGTGGCTCATGATCGCCGAACCAGTGTTTCTTGTCCGTAAAACCCATGTCATACCCAAGCAGGATAACGTCCCTGTATCCGAGGTGATACGCAAGGTTCAAACACTGAAAGCCACTGTTCCCACCGTAGGCTATTTCCATCTTGTCGGTTGGAAACGGGTCTTGCTTGCTGGTCTTTTCGTTATATCCGGGGACGTGATTCCAACGAAACTTGATGGCCCCCTGTTCACTCGTGGTCCACTTCTGCCCCTCGAACCCTGCAAACCCGTTGTAATGGGCAATTAAGTCCTCATCACATGCATATAGATAGTTTGCAAATGGGACGATCTTCACAGTGTTGTTAATGACAAAAACCGCACGGTTTGATTTCCGCACGGCTTCAATGTCTTCAACTGTTAGTGATGGGCCTGATGCAATGATAACTGCCCGCATCAGATACCCATTGAAATGCGATATGGGGTCATGAGGTTCATCATTACCGGGTTGATCTTGGAGATGGTCCCGATGATCTGACCTTCGCGCTGTGCGTATGCGTCTGCCATCAGCAAATACATGCTTTGCACAACAGGCGATGGGAAGTTGCCATCACCTGCAACATACGTAATCGTCACCGCCCCTAGTTGGTCACGTGTATCAGGCCATACTTCACCGAATGCAGGTGTTACGCGATTCTTTGATAACACCCAAGCAGACGAGCTTGATAGCGTTTGGGTCGCCCCATCCACATCCACATACGAAATAGACGTGATGGAACCAACCGGGCCATATGGCAATTCAATAACCGAGCTGAATTTATCAAGCTCAAGAGTGCGTGTTTGCTGTGCAAATGACCGATTGCAGTAGTCTTCGACTGCCACCGTTGCCATGTCGATAAGGCGCGAAACAAGATCAGCCTCCTCTACCGGGCTGCTGGCATCGTCAAGCCTAAGATATTTCGCAACTTCAACAACGGTTGGTTGATCAGCCATAATGGTCTTCCAAAATTAGTTCTGCTTCTTCTTTATTCGCGACGTCGCCTTGATAGACTTCTTTGGCAAGTGCGATTTTCTTCTTCCAGTGCAGGTCACGCCATTCAACGTTATCCGGCTTTGGCTCTTCAAGGTATTCTGCCTGACCACCTGAAACCCACAAATGCGCAGTACGCTCTTGAACTTCCAGAATGTCGCCAATGTTCACCCAATTGAAGACAGGAGAAAGAAAGGCTTTTGTTGCTTTAATCTTCATGAAACCTCCAAGGGAAAGAGGAGGGGCCGAAACCCCTCCGCAAAGATTAAACTGACAGGTTGCCGTACTGGGTTGCAGCAGGAACGTAAGAAGCAAGCGTCGAACGCTTCTCAGCGCGAACCGTGATAAGGTTCTGCTGGAAGTTGGTGTCATCGCTTTCAGACATTTCTACAACAGTGCCCATACGATCCCAAATGCCATAAGCAACCGGGAAAGCAGCCATCAAGAACTTACCAGTTGCCATCGCATTGCTAACAACGATAGGCAAGCCCCAAAGGTTCGGGCCAATCGGGTTGGTTGGATCGCCAACGACATAATGACCATCGGTCCCGGTATCGCGTTCGATTGCACCCCAATCAGCCGGGTTCATGATGATCCCGGTAGGAGCGTAATCAGCACCAACGATGTTGTACTTCGCTTTGTTCAAGCTATTCAACGCGGAATCACCAGATGCCGGAGTGAACGCGGTGAAGTTGCCGGTATTGGTCATACCAGAAATGTTCTGACCAGTGCCGTTACCGTTCAAAATCTGACTGTCTTCGCGAAGGTTAACACCATAACGAAGGCGGGTGTCGATGTAGCTCTGTAGCATCGGAGCATCATCAAGAACCTGACGCGAAAGTTTCAGCCAATGAGCGATGGTGCGGACATTTACCGTGATCAGCTCGAAGGTAACAGCAGATTCAGGCTTGGTGGCTGCTTCTGCGGTTTCCGCTGCTGAGTTGGTGAAAGAAGCCTCGCGGGTAAACTCGACAGCATTGCTCGAAGTCGTGCCAGCAGGAACAACGTCGCGAATGCGCAACATACGAAACGCACCCGGAACAATGCCCGGCTCTCGCATTGGGGCGACCAAAGTGTCACTGTTCTCAGGCGGAGAGCCTTCTTGACCAGTGATGGTGTTTGCCTGCACGTCGATACGGGCCTTCTTGGTCGTACCAGAAGCGAACGCCTTAAACTGATCAGACTGCGAAACAATCTGACCAAGGGTCTTAGCTTCGACCTTGTTTTCACGAACGCCAGCAGCAATCTGTTGCTCAAGATCAACGATACGATCTGTAACAGCAGTTACCTTTTCGGCAACAGCGGCTTCTACTTCTTTCAAGGCTGCGGCCTTGACGCTTTCGCCCTGCTTGGCAAGTTCGCCAATCTTGGCCCATACGTCATCGTGGCCTTTTTTTAGGTCTTGTACGCTAGCGGTTGCTTCACGCACAAGCTTTGTGATGTCATCAGACATAATATACCTCATTTACTTGTGTGTATTATGACTTGATCGCCGCTTTAAACTCGGACAATGCAGCAATCAAATCGCTATCGCCAGCGTCATGCGTGGCAGGGGCAGCGTCTTGCGTACCCAACTCTTTAAACAATTCACGCCGCTCACTGCGCGACAAACCAGCCTTTGCAAGCATGGTATCAATCTGTCGTTTCGCAAACGATTTAGGCGTGTCGTCTTTCTCTACCTTGTCAGATGCAAGGAACCCGTCAGCAAAACCAAGCTCGACTGCTGTTTCGCCATTCATCCATGTTTCCTTGTCCATCATGGCAAGCATTTCTGATTCGCCTTTGCCTGTGCGCTCTGCATACAGCTTTGCCATTGTTTCATCGAACAACTCGAAAACTGGAATTGTCTCCGCCATGTCTTTAGCGTTACCCATGACAACACCCCATGCCCGATGGATCATGAAGTTTGCAACACGTCCAATCTTGATGTCGTTGCCCGCCAAGGCGATTACAGAGGCAGCAGACGCCGCCACACCGAGAACCTTGACATTAACGTTGCCTTCATACTCTCGGAGCATGTGATAAATGCTGACCCCCTCGAAGAAGTCACCACCGGGCGAGTTTATGTTTACAGTAAGGTCTTCACCATCAGCGCGGCGCAAAACTGCTTGCACAAGCTTTGAGGTGATACCAGAACCATCAAAGCTTTCGCCGATCTGGTCATAAATATTTAAAACGTTCTTTCCGTCTTCTGCCTTGATAGGCGACCAGCGTTCCTTTGCGGAAACAGGCACATCCCACCGCAAAGACTTGGGAATGTTATCAAACTTCGGAAACATCTTGTTGTCCTTCCTGTGCGATGCTCAACGGAATGTCCTGTTGCTGCTTGTAAATTTCGTCACCACCATCGACCGGGCCTAAGCCCTCCATCATGCGGCCTTCGTTCGTCGTCATGAACGGGCCACCAATTGCGTTGCGCAAATTCTCAATACGGGTCTTTTCATCGGCGCGTAGCAATGACTTGAAGTCGAATTCTACTTCGATATTACCACGATCAGACTCAGGTAACAGCCATTTTTCAATGGAACTCTCGTAACGCTCAAGATAAGGGCGAAGTCCAAACTTGTAAAAACCTTCAACAATCTGCTGAATACCTGATCCCCACGTTGTCGAGCTTTGGGTATCATTAATCAATACTGATGGAACACCCCAAAAACGCGCGATGTCCTCAATAGAGAACCGACGCGTTTCCAAAAGCTGAACATCTTTTGGCGACATACTGATTTGCTGGTACTCCATCCCCGCCTCTAGAACACGCAGAGGATCACCGCTGCTTGTCTGTAGGTTGGAAAATTCAGTCCTGATTTGCTCTCGCTGTTCCGGGGTCAACAGCTTGTCAATCATCAAAACACCAGTTGGCTTGAACCCGTTTCGAGCTAGGTTAGACACACGGTTTTCACCTGACTGTGCAACGCCAATTGTGCGCGAGGCATAGCTAAGAGGGGAAAGACCGATCACGCCGTTAGAAGGCATAAGCATGCAATGCCAGATTGACTTCTGAGAATACACCCGAACATCGTTTCCGTTGGTGTATGTGTAAACTCTTGAGCCATCGCCCAGTAAGCGTACTTCCATCTGCTTTGTCATCAATGGAACGATGCCGATTATTTGACCGCTAGCGTTACGCTGTAGTAAATTGTAGCTGTTGCCCAACATGGAAAGGCTCATGGTTGATGTTTCCATAAGCTCCTGTCTTGTCTGCCATCTGTTGGGGGATCGGTTGAAAAGCCTTACAAGCTCGTGGTTAAACACCTCTTGGCGTGATCCATCAGGCAACCGCCTGTAAGCACGCAAAGGCATACCTGAAATTGCTTCCGATATAATGCGGGTGCAAGCCCATACAGCGGAAACTTGCAGCGCAGTGTCATAGTTGACCGGGACCGGGGGTTTCTCCGCCGTTCCAGAATCACCGGAAAGAAGCCCCTCCTGCCGACGCCCCGCGCCAGTCACGGCACCCCAAACTTGCCTCCAGTAACCTGCCATGCCTGACCAACCTAATAAATGAATTGTTAGTTGAGTTTACTCAAAATATATGCTTACAGCAAGGCAAGAGATTACATAGTTAAGCTCAAAGCATTGTTAAGGAAATCATCCAAGTCTCCCGGATCTTCTGCAACAGGCATCCGCGCCAGTGCCATCAGCTCCGCAATCACGCCATCAATCTTGGCTTCTTTACGTGGTTTGTTTGGATAAACGTTCTCTTTCTTATCTTCTTTGGCAACCACATTTGAAACCATCCAAGTCATAATAGGGTCGCCATTGTGGCTAACCTTTTTCTCTCGAATAAGTCCGTCAAGCGTCTTCATTGGCTGGCTAAAGTTTGGGACAGTAGGTCGCACCTCAATGCATGGGACGCCGTTTTTCATCAACCTACCAACCAGCATGGTTGCTTGGAACGGGTCAAACGCCATCTCTCTAACGTGAAACATCGAACAAATATCAAGAATGTCTTCCTCGATTTGATCGAAATCAATCATGTTACCATCGGTAATGGTTAACCAGCCTTCGTTCATCCATCCGCGATAGTGTTCATTGGCGCCATCTTCGAGGGTAGCCTCTGGCAAATAGTATTTCCCAAAGCTTGTATATCCCCCGTCGTCCCTTGGAAACAGTATTCTGATTGCGGCAATGTCCACTGTTTGCGCCAAATCCAGCCCAAGAAAACATTCTTGCCCGGCGAATTGTTCTAAGGTTAGCTCCGTGTTTGCGCATGCCTTCCACTTCTCAACGTTATAATACGCATCCTTTGCGCCCACCCACCGACACAAGTGCTTAATCTGATAGGTTGATTGCTTTCGTGCATTCTGTAGCGCGTCCCTACGGCGGGCGAACAGAAACTCATCAGACACTGAAACATTGATGTTCGGGTTTGATTTGTAAATTGCTTCATCACTGGTCCAGTCATCCTCAGGATCGGCGCAATACAGCATTGCGAAAAACTCGTCATTCTCGATTGCGCCTTCAAGCATCCGCTGCGCATCTATCACCATGGAATAGCATGGGCCTTCAAGGTTATCCCCCGCCGTGGTCGTGACCAAAAGCAAAGGTTGCTCACGCGCCCCCATGCCTGTAATGAATGTATCAAGCATGTGACTGCTATCAGCTTCGTGTAACTCATCGGTAATGGCGCATGACGGGCTAGCACCATCGCCAGGCTTTGCAATCACAGTTTCAAACCGTGATCCGTTCGCCGCAATGCTTAGGTTTTTTGCGTTGGATTGAATCTTGAAATGGTTTTTTAAAGCGTCCGTTCGGTCAACCATCTGTTTCGCTGGTCGCCACACTTCGAACGCCTGCTTTTCGCTGTTCGCACCTGAATAGACTTCTGCGCCATATTCTCCATCAGCGCAGAACATATAAAGACCAATGCCAGCAGCAATGGCGGACTTGCCGTTCTTACGCGACACAAACAGCATGGCTTGCCGGTAACGTCGTGTATCATCTTTCTTTCGGCACCAGCCAAAAAGGTTGGCGACGAAGAAGACCTGCCATGGTCCAAGAATCATCTTCTCGCCACGCGCGGCCCAAGCACCTTTTACAAGAGGTAGCAATTCCAAAAATTTGCATACCCGCTCGGCCTTACGTTCATCAAAATAGTATTTGAAGGTTTCGTCTTCCTGCCATTGAAGATCGTCAATGTGTCTTTGGCAGGCTAACTTGATGTATTTGCCAGCAAGGATTTTCCCTGAGACAACATCATTCGCATATTTCAAAGCGATTTCGGCATAGTCTTTTGTCATGTTCCAAAAATAATCCTTGCTCATATCAACCCACTGATCAATTCATCAAAGCACTGAACGGGTTATCATCTTTTTCAGGAACTTTCATTGTAGCTCGACTGGTTGGGGACATACATAGCTCAGAACACCCGCGCCTGATCTCGGCACAAAGCGCCGTGTTAAACTCACCGGCACGAAGCTTCGAAAGCGCATTCACGAGAACCTCAACCACAACGCTATCACTGTTGGTTGCTATATAGTCTGGAATAAGAGAAACCACCTCAGCCCAAATTTCGCGCTGCGCATCATTGAAATAGTCAGGAGGGAAGCCAAGGTTGCCTTTTCCCTCAGGTTCGTTTTTGTTGATCTTTCCTTTTCCGGGGTTTCCCTCAAGTATTTTCTGCTTGGCAGTTTTAGCCGGACTGCCACCGCGTTGCCCTCTACGCATCTTTGCTCCTATGCAAATTTGTTATACCGGAGTGTTATACTATAACAAAGTTTTTAGGTCGGTAGTGAAAATGTGGTAGATCGGAAGAGCACACGTCTGAACTCCAGTCATCGATGTATCTCGTATGCCGTCTTCTGCTTGCAAAAAAAAAATAAAAAGAATAAGAAAGCAGGAGAAACACAAATGTCGTATTTCAGGTTTATAT